TATCAGCATGGAGCGCAACACTCGTGATGTGGTGGCGGCGGTTGAGCGCAATCCTCTTCAGCAGAGCTTAATGCAGAATGCGATCCACGATGAGAATCTTCTGCAGGAAATGCTAAAGGGTATGTAGATAACTAATGGCAGTAACTAAGAGACCAACAATTGCTTTTCTAGTAGGATCAGCCACTGTTGCCCTGATATGCATTGTCTTAGTGGCCATGTATAAGTATGCGATGGATTCGCCATACCGCGTGAATTCAGAGGATGCAAAGGCCAAGATTCAGAAGAAGGAATATGATGTGGTTCTGGATGTGCGCACGGATCTCGAGCGTAATACACTAGGCTTCTATCCCGGTTCTCTCCATATTCAGACTGCAGATTTAGCCGTTCAGGCCCCTCTTCAGATTCCTGAGAAGAATGCGCGTATTCTGGCCTATTGCAATACGGGACAGAGAGCTCGTGCCGCTACAGACAAGCTGAGGGAGATGGGATATACACGAGTGAACTATATCGCGGGAAGATATACTACGCTTATATAGAATGACTCAGACCCGTAAAACTCAGGCCCGCAAGACTCAGACCCGTAAAACTCAGAGGCGCAAGCGCAATGCACCTATTGTCAAGTTGACAATGAATGCGAGAGGCCTGACTCGCAATCAGTTATATATGGGTCGTGTTGGATATGGACTCAATGGTATGTTCAAGGGAAATACAATGAAGAAGGGTGTTTCAGGTGGCGGTAATAATAACATTACAAATGAAGACTTAATAGGCCTTTATCCTGTAAACCTGAATAAACTTGAAAATAATGTTAAAAGATATGGTCGTGGAAATAGAAATACGTCTCCGTATATCAGACATCCTAAATTAAATGATCTCCCTGTTAAAAAGGGATTTGTATTTCCTGAAAATGAATATGAACCCGAAGAGCCTGTTTATGTTCCTAAACTGAAGTTGAAATTGCCACCCCCTGCTCCCAGAAAAGCAACGACAACTAAAAGGAGAACAAGTTGGGAGAATAATAGCCCTTCTACTAAGAAAAATAAGGTCTAAGGTTGTCTTGCTAAAGAAAAGAAATGGTGAAAAGCGCTATACTTGTATGTGGAGAGCCTGGAACAGGCAAAACCGAATGGATTCGCACACAAGCAAAGCTACAAAAGGCCAAACTATTCCGCTGGAATACAAGAGTTGACCGATCCCTGAGAGAAGGCCGTGAGATTCTCCACCAGCAAGTGAGGGCCAGAGAGCCCATGTATGTTTGGCTGGAAGGAGCAGATGATCTTACACAGGAGGCACAGGCCTTTCTCCGCCGCATTCTGGAGACGGCTTCACCGAATATCACCTGTGTTCTGGAAGTGCGTGAACCTTGGAAGTTGTCACCTCCTATTCTGAGTCGCTGCACCGTTGTGAATATGAAGTCCAAGGAGTCATTTAGAAAAGTGAAGAACACTGAATTAGCCAAGAGACTTTGTCTTTTGAAGCCGCAAGCTGCAACTGCACTCGCGGCGCAGGATATCCCCAGGCTCCGCAGAGAGGGTGTGGATCCATTTTCCGTTTTTGAGGCCTACACGAATGCCGAGGGCTGGACAAACCCTCTTCTTCAACGTTGTCTTGCAGCAGTAGGAAGCGGTTCCTCTCCTTGGGCACAACTGGCTGTTTTCTTACATGCGCGTGAAAAGGAGTCGTAAAAGGAAAGGGTGTAAAAGGAGAAATGGATATGAACGAAAATATCGGTGTGTATGCGGAGGCCAAGGGAGAGTATACGCGACAGCTCTCCCAGTTCATTGTGCCGGCTCTTCAGGAGTATTTCTTAGAACTTGTTGAAGATGCAAAGACAAAGGATGCAGATCCTAAGAAGCTGCTCTGGAGTTTCCAGAATCTGCTGAAGGATATTCCCGACTGGAACGCAGACAAGGTTCAGCGCGAAACGGGTCGCATCCTCACTCTCACAAAGTGTGATTATCTGGAGGAGCTTCTAACAGCTGTCTTTATTGCGCACACAAAGGTTCTTTCTGCCATCCGTCTGAGTTCGAAGCAGAATAAGAAGCTGCAGATTACGATTCCGAAGCTGGATCACTTTCTCCACCGCACCCTGTCTGATTCGGGGAGAATTCTCTGGTCAAATGTCTATCTTTTCACGCCTACGGGGACACCGATTGATCGGCAGAAGAATCTGAATACGGTAGAAGGCCTTCTGAATGAGGCGGTCCTACAGTCTATTCGCAGTATGCTGCCTGTAAAGAACATTCTGCGCGAGTATCTTCATGACGATGGAGAGGATGAGGTGGAGGCCCCGGCACCTGCTCCTACCCCTGTGGTAGAGGAGCCTGCTCCTGAGCCTGTAACGGTCCCTGCCCCTGCACCAGAGTCCGTGGTTGATGTATCAGGTGCTGCCCCTGTAATTGATGTATCAGGGGCTGAACCAGAGCCTGTAGTTGTTGCCCCTGCGCCTGCACCCGCACCTGAACCTGAACCTGCTCCTGCGCCAGCACCTGCACCTGTTGAGCAAGCACAACAGACAATTGTTGTAGATACAGAGCCGAGTGTCCGATTCACCAATATTAACTCTGTTTTCCACCCTGATGATCCCGAGCGTAATGTTCTAGAAGAGGTGAATACGATTGACAACTATGAGCCTTCAGATGAGATGCTACAGTTTACGGGTGATGCGCCCGAAGGACTCTCAAACGAGGATGATTATGAGGAACTCTGATTTCTCGAAGCGGGAAACAACCTCCTGTTTTTTTCCTCCTGAGCGCCAGAACATGTCAGCCCCCTCCTCAACTATGGCGGCTGGAATTGCCCTCGGCGGCGTAGCGATTGCGAGTGTAGGTGCTGCGAGCACGTATTTTGTAGAGAAGGCAAAGCCGACAGTAAAGTCGCTTATGCGCGACTTTATTATTGGCTGTGTGCTCTTCTTAATGATCCTGCAGCTTCTTCCTGACTCTATGCAGTCTCTGACCTCTCTACTGCCATCAGCCGCCTCCGTCAAGACAGGTATGGAGTCGATTATGAGTAGCGGGGCAGAAGCAGCAAGTGAAATGGAAATCCAAGTTGGACTTCCGAGGTTTTAACGTCGTGACTTTTAGTTAAGGAAGCTTTAGCTTTCTTAACTAAAATGTCCTACGACGTATATGACAAGAGTCACGACGTTAGATAAACAATGAATACGCCTTTTCCACAGTCTCCTTTGTCTGGAACCGTGAAAAGGGCGGCTTATATACCTGAGCAGAAGGCACAGCATTATGAACCTTCGCCGCAATATGCTTATACAGATCAAAATCAGGGAAACGCTCATCTCCATCCGCAGTCACCAGAATATTCCGATCATCATCATCAACCATCCATGACCACAGCACATTATACAGAGGAGATACAGACTCGCGCACAATAAGTCCCTCTTCCTCGGACAAAATGACCCTGCTCTCGCTATCCTCAGGCTTCACGGGGAATAGACTCTCAAATAGGCTCACGGAAAGACGAGACAAGTCAAAGGACGGATTGGGCGGAACAAGCTCGCGCGGCTTCGGGTGGAGAGGAGGAAATGCATACTGGCCGTCCGCATCATTTCCAGCGCGGAAATCATCACTGACCAGCATGGTATTATTAATAGAAAAGATACTCCGACCGAAATCAATCAGTCTGAAGATCTTTCCATAGGTCGGCACCTTCCAGTGAACACCCGCCGCATCCTTGTAATATAAATACTCCAGATCTGTCTTGCTCCAGACAATATTGTTCGTGTGAAGATCATTGTGTGTCATTCCAAACACCTTCTGCATTACACACTCGGCAGCGATCACCTGAAAGATCCACGCTGACCACATGATCTCCCATTCAGGCGATCCAGGCTTGACCGTGTGCTTATCAGGATTCAAGAGAGAGTCCATTGTATCTTCATTCGACTCTGTAAAGATGAGCATAACAGGGAAGTTAGGGATACTGGCATATACGGTATACTGCTCATCCTCATCTTCTTCCTCTTCATCCTCATCTTCGGCAAAACTCATACTCTCCAGAGAGGCTGAGTGGAGACTGCCCTCATCACCTTCCTTGTATTCAATTGACTCTAGAGAGCTTTCATCCTCCTCATCATCCTCATATTCAGGCCTGGTTAGAAGATCATTCTTTACCTCCTCAGGCACATCCTCTGCCGATCCATTTTTCAGAACAGTCAGTGTATAGAGACCTCTGTCTGAACCCTTCCAAAACCAGCGTGTATTACGGAAACTGGAAAAGTCGTCGTTAATATTGTAACGATACATATCAGCCTTTGCGCAGAAAGAGCCATAGTAATAATTAAAATGGGGAGATATACCTTGAATGCGTAGCTTGGAAAGAGCGTAGGTGGCCATCACTTCAACATAGGCCTGATTCCACGGATCCTGAATCTTGTGCCAGGCGGCAGTCCAAGTCTTTGAATGCCAAGGAAGTCCCGACTCCTTGGGTAGACTGTAGCCCCCTTTCATCCAGCGAACCGGATCCAGAAGATGGGTCACTTTCAGATAGGCCGGTTTCGTTGTGATTACATCGCCCTCCTTCAAAGTCACTTGGCAAAATCCCTGGTTTCCAGAACAATCAACAGACGAAATCTGCCATGGCGTATCAAGGCGAGCCTGATCAGATTGGAACTTATTGATCTTGAACACCTTAGTCATGGCTGGAAAGAAAGTCTGGAGGTTCTTATAGCCTTTTACGTTTTGTAAATCTTCAGACAGCGGATCTAAAAGGAATCGCGGCGGAGGGAGTTGCATCCCCCGGAGTTTATCCATCTTTTTCTCATCAAGAATCATTGCGGCAAGTAAAAGCGCATAATAAAAATTAGTTTGGTAGTATATTAGCAATGACCTCCGCAATGGATGTTAGTCTGAAAAAGTTCGACATGAAGAAGATTCAACAAGACGCCGTATGTGTTTTCATAGGTCGCAGACGCACGGGTAAATCGACACTTGTTCGTGATCTGCTCTATAACCACCAGGATATGCCCCTCGGAACTGTGATTTCAGGAACGGAAGAATCAAACTCTTTCTATTCAAAGATGATTCCGCCCCTTTTCATTCACGGCGAGTATAACCCTCTCATTTTGGCCAATTTCGTGAAACGGCAAAAGATGATTATGGCGAAAATCATGGAAGAACAGGCGGCGGGTCAGATGAAGTCACGCTATGACCCCCGTTCTCTCATGATTTTGGATGACTGTATGTATGACGAAAGCTGGACACATGACAAGAATATTCGCTATCTTTTCATGAATGGTCGCTGGCTCAAGGTGTTCTTCTTAATTACCATGCAATACCCGCTGGGTATCCAGCCGGCTCTTCGCACGAACGTCGACTATGTCTTTATTCTGCGTGAGCCTTACTTGAGCAATCGCAAGCGCATCTTTGACAATTATGGATCTGCCTTTCCTTCGTTCGAGTTTTTCTGCCAGATCATGGATCAGTGCACACAGAATTTTGAGTGCCTGGTTCTGGACAATACGAGTCAGAGCAATAAGTTGGAGGACATTATTTATTGGTATAAGGCCGAGTTCCACGGAGATTTCCGCATTGGTGCACCCGAGTTCTGGGCCCATTCAGCCGCGCACATGCGCAACAAGGAGGGGAACAATGAATACGATCCGAGCGCTGCTCGCAAATTAAAGGGGCCGGCCATACAAGTTCGCAAGGTCTAATGGAAAGAAATGATATTGCTTTTCAAGAATTGCATGAGAAATACCGTGTAATGTCGTGACTTTAATTTAACGAAGCTAAAGCTTCGTTAAATTAAATGTCAAACGACTAATAACCCGTTATACCTTATTTTTAAGAAAGCTCGAAGAGCTTTCTTAAAAATAAGTATACACGGTATTCCCACCGCAATTGAAGATATTAGAAGTAATACGAGCACGCGATATGTGTCGACTGTTTGCAAACGTTTGAAATAGAATAGGACAAAAAGAAGAGAAGAGAATAATAATAGGCCATTCAGTATATGCGCTATGATTGAAGGAA